TAAGCGCACGCGGAACAGTTAAAACCAAAAACAGTGTTATGGGTGGATTCTCTGTATCCGGCGTTAATTGTTAACTGGTTAACGTCACCTGGAGGCACCAGGCACTGCATCACAAAATTCATTGTTGAGGACGCGATAATGAAAACGTTATTACCAAACGTTAATACGTCTGAAGGTTGTTTTGAAATTGGTGTCACTATCAGTAATCCTGTATTCACTGAAGAGGCCATTAACAAAAGAAAACACGAACGGGAGTTATTAAATAAAGTATGCATTGTTTCAATGCTGGCCCGTTTACGTCTGATGCCAAAAGGATGTGCACAATGAATCCAGTATTTGCACTTATTCTGACGGTTTTTCTTGTTTCCGGAGAGCCAGTTGATATTGCAGTCAGTGTTCACAGAACAATGCAGGAATGTATGGCCGCAGCAACCGAACAGAAAATTCCAGGCAACTGTTATCCGGTCGATAAAGTTATTCACCAGGATAACGAAATCCCGGCAGGATTTTAAAACAGCACCGTAATAAATATCCAGTTTCATTCTTATATGTCAGCAATGGCAGAGATTTGTTCACCCTTAAATCTGTGATGAGGTTTATCAATAATGAGCACTGATAAAGAAGAATTTGCACTATATTGCGAAGCAAAAAATGACAAAGTAAGAAAACGCCTGGGAATTAAAGGTGGTTTTTACTGGACTACAGCAAAAAAATTATCTGTTGCAATCTCCCGCTGCATTACCGCAATGGATGACAACGATTATGATGAAGACGACTTTAAAAAACCCGTCCGCGTCAATTTGCCCGTTGTTGACGACCTTCCGCCAGAAGGCGTGTTTGATACTGAATTCTGCAACCGCTATGAAAAAGGCGGGAAAGATGGCATCACAATGACATTTATCGGCCCTTCCCCCTCTGTTCAGGACAAACCAGCCAGCACTGACAATACCAACATCAACGGCGAAGACATGACTGAGATTGAGGAGAGCATGCTTCTGCCTGTCTCCGGTCAGGAACTGCCCATTCGTTGGCTTGCTCAACACGGCAGCGAAAAACCAGTAACGCACGTTTCACGCGACGAACTCCAGGCATTACACATTGCACGGGCTGAAGAACTACCGGCTGTTACTGCCCTGGCTATTTCGCATAAAACCAGTCTGCTCGACTCGCTGGAGATTCGCGACCTCCACAAACTGGTTCGTGACACTGACAAAGTTTTCCCTAATCCTGGTAATTCAGACCTGGGACTAATAACTGCTTTTTTCGAAGCATACCTGGACGCTGACTACACTGATCGGGGTCTGCTGACAAAAGAGTGGATGAAAGGAAATCGTGTTTCACGCATCACCCGCACGGCTTCCGGTGCTAATGCTGGCGGTGGGAACAAAACCGATCGCAATCCGAATTTAGTACACACCCTCGACACACTGGATGTGGAGATTGCAGCAGCCACACTTCCGATGGATTTTAATATTTATGAAATTCCGGGCAGCGTTTATCGTCGCGCAAAAGAAGTAGTCCTGAAAAAAGAAAGTCCGTTCAAAGAATGGTCCGCAGCACTTCGTGCAACCCCGGGTATTCTGGACTATTCCCGCGCCGCTATTTTTGCACTTATCCGAAGCGCACACCCTGAATTTTATCACTACCCGGGACGCCTTCAGGGGTATATCAACGCCTATTTGACGGAAACTGATCACGAGAACCCCAGCAAGGAAACTCTCACAGCTGCCCGGCATACGCCGGAAAAAGATATCCTGGAAGAAATTAACCGCGAGGTGGTTACTGAGCGTGAAACAGAAGAAGAAAAACCACAACCATCTGACGCAATGGCAGGTGAACAGGCAACAACTGAAACAATGGAACCGGATACAACTGAACATTGCCAGAACGCGCAGTCGCTGGATGCTCAGTCGCAGGTGAGTTCCGCTAACCAAGTAAAAGTCACCGCTGACGAAGTAAACAAAATTATGCAGGCAGCCAATATCAGCCAGCCTGACGCCGATAAGTTACTTGCTGTATCGCGTGGTGAATTTGTTGAGGGGATTAGCGACCCTAATGATCCGAAATGGGTCAAGGGGATCCAGACTCGCGATTCTGTGAACCAGAACCAGCATGAATCGGAACGGAACGACCAAAAAGCGGAACAAAACAGCCCAAATGCGTTACAAAACGAGCCAGAAACGAAACAATCCGAACCAGTAGTGCAACAGGAACCGGAAAAGATCTGCACCGCCTGCGGTCAGAGCGGCGGCGGCAACTGCCCTGATTGTGGCGCGGTGATGGGCGACGCAACATACCAGGAAACATTCGATGAAGAGAATCAGGTTGAAGTTCAGGAAAATGATCCGAAGGAAATGGAAGGCGCTGAACATCCACACAAGGAGAATGCTGGCAGCGCTCAGGATCACGCCAGCGATAGTGAAACTGGCGAGACGGCAGATCCCTTAATTACGGTGAACGGTCATCACGTTATCACATCCACCAGCAGGACGTGTGGCCATCTAATGATCGTCCTTGAAACCATGGGAAAAAATCCTGATGCCCCGATTATCTCAATAGGTGCAATATTTTTCGATCCGCAAACCGGAGATATGGGACCGGAATTTAGTAAGACTATCGATCTGGAAACTGCTGGCGGAGTCATTGATCGGGACACCATTAAATGGTGGCTGAAGCAATCACGCGAAGCGCAATCTGCCATTATGACCGATGAAATCCCGTTAGATGATGCACTGTTACAATTGCGGGAATTTATCGACGAAAACTCCGGTGAATTTTTTGTTCAGGTCTGGGGAAATGGAGCCAACTTCGACAACACAATTTTGCGCCGTTCATACGAACGGCAGGGGATCCCCTGCCCGTGGCGTTACTACAACGATCGCGATGTACGCACAATCGTTGAGCTGGGGAAAGCCATAGACTTCGATGCCAGAACGGCTATTCCATTCGAAGGTGAGCG